AACGCGGTGTCCGACCATGATTTGCTTCGCTGTTTCTTCGCTTAAGAATTGATATTGTTTGTCCGCGTCTGAAAGTGGAAACGCTTCGATTTGTGGAGCGCGTGCAGGATCTTCGTTGAAGGTCATTAAGAATTTACCCGCGTTACTTGCACCGCTCAATCTTGTTTCCCACTCACGACGAATAGCTTCACGTTCTTCTTTCTGCGGTATTCCGTTTAAGAAGTTAATGATGAACGAAGGAAATAAACCATTCAAGATATTGTTAACGTGATAAAGTCCCATTTGATAGGACAATTCAACGTAGTTTAACGCTCCGAAGTAGTCGGGCTTTGGATAGTAAACACTTCCCGCAGACATTCCGTGAGCGTAAATAACTTGTCTTGGTTGTTCTTGTGCAATAGACGGATTGAACGCAGGAATGAACTCTGGTTTACCACGTTTTGAACGCGTGTTTGCCCAATCTTTCGAGTAGAAAATTCCTGTAATATCGTCTTCTTCTTTGTCGTATGCAAGTCTGCAATTCTCAAAAGGCAAGTGGTTGATTTGTACAACGCGAGTAAAGTCCATTGACCAAATTACTTCAGCAACGAACGCGCCTTGTAACTTTAAGTCGAAGGCAATACCTTGCAACGCATTGTCGAGAATTGTTCCTGTACCTTGTCCCTCAATCATATAAGAGATTGAGTTCACCAATGCGTTGTGAATTGGTGAGTTTTGGTAAAGGTTTATGAGATGTTGAGGGAATAAGTTGTTTTGTCCGTAGTCAATCCAACCGCTTCTATTTTCTTTTTCAACCGCTTCAACTGGCTGATATAATGAAAGATTAATTGATTGTATATTGTTTTCCATTTTATGCGCCTGTATAAATTACATCGACAGGGATTGTCGGTGTTGAAACGTCAAAGTAAATAGTTCCGTCTTGTAAAATCATCAAACCCTTTTCAACCAATCCAACGACGGACGAATTGGTTGGGTTTATATTGCTGCTGCTGTTTTGTCCGTACACTTCGTAGTGATAACGTCCCGCATCGGTCAAACCAACTGTTGTAAGTCTTATTTTAGTTACGCGTTCGTTCTCGTTTATCACGGTCACTACTTGCGCGAGTTGTTCACCTGTCATTTCGTAAGTCAAAACGAGTAGGTAGTGTGTAAAGGCAACGTTGAAATACTGGCGTCCTTCGTCTAACGAAAGCCACGCGTATTGATTCGCTGTGTTTGTATTTAGATAAACCATTCTATCCTTTCCTTTACGTTAAAATTACAGCACAGAGGGACGCGTTGCCCCTCTATGTGTAAAAGTTTTTTTAGTCAGTTATAATGCTTGTTGGAGAAGCATTTAATTTGTAAGCGCGCTTTGCTGCTTCGTGAGTGAACGCTAAAGTGTAGCCATTCATATCACCAAGAACAGTTCCAGTTGCCGCTGTTGAAGTAGAAAGGTCTGCTCCATATTCGTAACCAACAGCCCACCAATTTCCGTTAGTGTCTTCAACGAAAACAATTACGCGAGCAGTAGCAACGTTTTGCAATTCCAAACGCTTTGCATAACTTAATTTCTGCAACATTACGTTTACGGTCTGAGTATAAAATACTGTTCCGTTGTCGCGGTTGAAATTGATTGTTTCTTCGAAAGAACCTGTTTGAGTAGGTAGTTCGTAAGTGTAAATTTCATTTTGATCGAGAGCGTTAATTGCAGTTACAATTTCAGTTCCTTCTTGAAAAGAAAATGAAGTTACGTTTGCTTTATCAACCAAAACGATTTTTTTGATACCACCGATGCCATCTTTGCAATCGAGTGTAAATCCTGTACTTAATTCACAAGCCATATTATTAATTTTTTATTAGCACAAAAGAGGGGTGGGTTTTATGCCACCACCTCTATTATGCAAGGGTTAGAATGGTTGAGATTATGCAGTGTATTGGTAGAACGCGATTTCGTCACCGAATCCGTACTGAACACCTGCGAAGAATGAACAAGAGAAACGAACGTTGTTTGATAGATCGTACTGATACATATCTAAAACAGCAACGGTGTTCCATTGGTCAAGTAAGTTAGTTCCGAACCACAAATTTGACTTCTGATAGAAAGCCATTGTGTCGTCGCTCATACCAGGACACTCGATGATGTCGTATTGTCCCTGCCAAGTCATCTTAACAGTTTCTCCTTGGTACAAGTAAGAACCACCGCCAAGACCTAAGATAGCAGTTCTGAACGCTTCTGCAACGTTTGAAGAAACCGCGATAACAGGCTTCTCAGTAGCGCGACGAACGCGTGTTGGAAGTGTTAAAACAAGTTTGTTCATTTCGTCGATTACGTTTGCAGAAGTGATTGCCTCTGGATCAGCAACGTCAAGAACAGCAGCATCAGCCAAGAACAATGTCTCGAATCCTGCGTACTCACCTGCGTTAGCGTTAACACCCTGCCAAATCAAGATTTCGTTACGTGCTGCAACACCTGCCATAACGTTAGCAATTAAAGCGTCAGTCAATGAAGCGTGAAGTTCTCCGTTTTGCTCTGAGGACGATTCCCAATCCGATAAAAACGTATTTTTACACAATTCGCGCTGTACTTGGAATTTCTCTAAAGTCAAGATACGCTCAGTTAAGTTAACTGTTCCTGTTGGTGTGAAGTCACAAGTAGCGTTTGCAAAAGTTACGTTGTCAACTAAGCGACGAACAACTTGTTTGTACTCGATGTTTTCTTTTACTGTAAGCGCAGAAAGTGATTCGTTGCTTAAAAACGCAGCGCGGATATATCCTGCTGCTTCTCTACCTGCGTAGGTGGTAGTTAAATTTGTAGTAGTAGCCATTTTTTATTGTTTGTTTTTTTTATTTTTTAAGGTGAAATAAGAAACGCTCCTCAGCCGACATTTTAGCGTATGGCTTCGAAGGTGTTTGTTTTGCTTGCTTTACTTCTTTGATAGAAGTCGCTGCAGGCTGTGCGCTTAATTTTGTTACTTCAGAAGAAAGATTCTCATTCGCTTTTTTAGCGTCTGAAAGTTCGCTTTCCAACTTAGCAACCAACGAAAGAAGTCCTTCAACCTCTTTGCTTAGTGATTCGTCTTTTGCTTGTTCAGCTTCTTCAACTTTAACCTCTGGTTCTTCTTCAACCATTGGCTTAAGTTCAACAAGTAGTCCGTCTGCAACGACTACAATAACGCCTTCCGCTGTTGTGTATTCTCCGTCTGCAACAACAACCTCATTGCCGTCTGCGTCTTTTGATAATACACGAACGCCTGGTGCCCAAGTGTCGCTGTCCGAGTAGATACTCGTTCCGTCTGCAAGAATCGCTTCAACCATTTGCTTCACGTCAACAACGGTTTCTTCCGCTGTGAGTGATACGTTGTGTTTAGCGAATAGTGCATTTACTTTTTCTCGTAAATTCATATAAGTGTTTATTAAATGTTTAGTACCTAAATATAAAATGTCGTAGATTTGTTTCGTAATTCGATTTTTCATTGATTACATTTTGATTTTAGGTTTGAACGGGGGAGTAGTTACCCCCGTTTTTTTTATCCTAAAGAATCAAGTATCGAGTTTAGCGTCTTCATTTCGTCCTCGCTTAGTCCGTAACTTTTGAACCCCATTTTACCGCCCTCATTCGTTATCTTCGTGAGTGCGTTTAGAAACAGGTTAGCGTCGTCGTTGAATAGTTCCAACTTTAAGAAACCACCCGCTTCGATGTTCATTACTCGCCTTTTAGAAGTTCGTTTATTTCGTCAAGAATGGCAGCGAACTCGTCGTGCTTACTCATGTACATTTCTTTCTCAACTTCAAATTTTCCTTCGATTGAGAAACCAAGAACTTCTTTGTTTTGTATCTGTTTTTTCACGTCGTCGTTCTCGACCTTCATGCAACCGAACCACGTTCCTTCTGGAAGGTCGAAGCCAAAGTTTTTAGACTTGTCGTTTTCGCCTTCGATGATCCACGTTTCAACCAACGACACACCTTCAACAGTTTTCGCGTGTTCAACGGTTGCGTTGTTGGTCATGTTTTGCTTCAAGTAATTGTAAGCAATAGCGCGAATGGTGTCCTTCGAATACTTAACGTAGTATTCTTCTTCGGTCTTGTCGTTGCGTCTGTAAATGAGTTGGTCGGGAATAAGCAAAGCACCGTATAAAAGACCTCTAAAATCTTCTTTGAACTTGACGCTGTGTTGTTCGCTTAGTGCAACGAAGTCCACACCTATTGCAGGTTGTTCAACCATACTTATACAAAAAACGCCCAACAAACCAGCGTCGTCGATTCCGTATTCAATAACTTTAATTTTTTTCATATTGTTTTTTTTAACCGCCTAAGCGAGATTGATTTTGAATTAATTGTTGCGCTTCTAAATTGCTCGACACCTGCGTTCCTACGACGTACGCCTGAAGCGGTGGTTGTTGGTTGGGTTGGTTTTGCAAGAAGGCGAAGTTCGCAGGTGAAGGAGCGGTTGTGCCACCGTCGCCACCACCGCCCGCGCTTGGTGATGTTCCCGAAGGTGCGCTTGCGTTTCCGTATTCCGTCTTTGATATTTTTATTACGTTAGCCAGTCCCATTGCGCCAACGATTGACGCTTGTATAATACGAGCCGTTGTTGAAGGCATTGTCTTGTCGTTCAACGCCCTATTGATACCACCGTAAGTATCGACTACAGCCGACGCGAGATTCAACGCTTTTTGAATCTGAAATTGTTTCTTCGATTGTTGTTGTCCCTTCTTTGTGAACGCGTCGTTTAACGCTCCAAGTGCTGCGAATGATTCGCCTAATTGCTTCAGTCTGAAGTCTTGCGTTGCTTGTTGTTTAGCTTCGTCTTCTTTGCGGTACTTTTCTTTTATTTCATTCTCTTTGCGTCCTTGTTCTTCAATCAATGCTGCGGTGTCTAAGCCTGCTGCCTTAGCCTGTTCTTTTAAAGTAAGATAGTATTCTTGTGATGCTATTAAATCCCGCTCTTGTTGAGTATTTTCAGATTCAATGTTTGCTTTATCCGCTGCATCTATTATAGCTTGTAAATCGGCAAGCTCTTTTTCTTTTTGTTTTTTAGTTTCTTCAGCAATTTCTTTTTCTTTCGCTAACTTTTCCGCTTCTTTTTCTTGCGCTTCTTTGTTGTATTTGTCAGTTAAAACTTTCAACTCGGTAGCGTGCGCGGTTTTTAGTTTGGCTAAATCTTCCGCGTTCTTTTTTCCTTTCTCGTATGTTTTTAATTCTTCCGCTTGTTTTTCTTTCAACAACAAAACTTCGCGTTCTTGTTCTGGTAACGTTGAGCGTTGAATCTCGATTATACGTTGTTCTATTGTAAGTATTTCGTCCGCTAACTTTTTAGCTGCTGCGTCCGCTGCGCTTTTACGTTCCGCTTGTTTTGCCTTCGCCGCTGCTATTCTTGCTAGTTCTTTCTCCGTTTTAACTTCTTCTTTCGCAGCCATTCCTGCGTTCCATATTTCGTCTTTGTTCGATTGAATGGAAACGTTTTGATTGTATAAAGATTGCTTTTCTAATTGAAGTTTTTTTACTAATTCGTCGTTTCCGCGTCTTTGCGCGTCGGCAATTTCGTTGTTGACTTGTCTTGCTCTTTCGTTATTTCTTTGCTGCTCTACACCGAGTTCTTCCGTGCGCGCTTTGTACTCACTAAACGCTTGATTTTGGAGAAGTTGTTTATTGTATTCATCATCTTTACCCGCGCGTATTTTGTCAAGTAATGATTGTGCGTCTTTATGTATTTTTATTCGACGCATTTCCACGTCGTTAATTGCTGTCAACTGTTGTTGTTGCGCTTCTAAAAACTTTACTTTATCATCTTCAAGAACCGCTATTTCCATTGCGACTTCCGCTTGCCTTTGTTTGTTTGCAAGCATATCTAGTTCGGTTCTTAAAATTGCTGCCGCGCCTTCGCCTAACGCTTTTTGCAACGCTAGTTGACGCGTTAACGATTGTTCCTGTGACTTGAGCGCGTCCGCTTGTTTGTTAAGACTTTCCAACATTCCCTTCTTGCCACTAACTAAGTCGCTTAACTCTTTCCAATAGGCAATGATTCCAACGATTGCACCAACTAAAAGAAATATCGGATTTTGTTTTATTACATTACCCAGAACTTTAAAGCCTTGCACGCCTGCTGCTAACATAGCTTTTAATCCGCCTGATAAAGCTTTGACATCTATTCGAGAAAGATTACCGCTAAATAAGTTAATCGATTGCGTTAGTCCTTCAAAGTCAAGGTTGCCTAACTGTTGCCCCATTAATCCAAATGAGTTACTCATTCCTTCAATAGCAGGTCCTGTATTTCCCTTTACTGCATCCGCAGCGTCGTTCATTCTATCCTTCAGCTCACCCATCTTTTGAGAGAGCTGATTGAATTTCTCAGTGCCCGGATCGAACTGGTCTTGTTGCTTTTTTAATTCGGCGTATTGCGCCTTCAATGTCTTAATACCTTTTGCCGCACCGTCAGCAGCCGTAGCCGTCTGATTGAGAACGGTCATCGCGTTACTGTCTACATTGAAGTCTATTGTGTTTGCCATTTTAGAAGAAGATTATATAAATTATAAATATCCAAAACGCTACGTTTACATAAATTGGGGTGCAATTATGCAATCGACACAACCATTTTGATAGTTTGTTTTTTCCGTTCGCGATGCGTCCGTAGTTGCTTTCGCTTTTTATGTTCAATTTAATGAACTCTAAACAGGCGACCATTGCGCCCGCTTTACTTTGTAGATGTTCCTTTGAAGTCGCTTCCATTTGATATAATTGTTATTGTGTCCCCTGCTGCGCTCAACGTTACGCTTCCGCTACCTTCGACCGTTTCTCCTGTGTATGCTTGTACCGTTAGTGGATTAGCCCCCGAAACAACGCGTTGAATAATCAATTCACGACCTGCCGTTGTCGTTGCGGAAGGCAAGTAAATTGTTATGCCGTTGCTCGTTGTATCTGCGAAAATCATGCGGTCGAAATTCGTTACAACGTAGTCGGTCGTAATTGTTCTAACTGGTTGCGTGATTGAACCGTTGAAGCTCACAGGTGCGCCGAATCGCGTCGGTGCTAACGAAGGTACTTGTTGCGTAATGAATGAACGCGTGCCGCCGTTAGGCTGCGAGAAACAATCGTTCTTTGCTATGTTCCAATTGTAGCCGAAACGCAAACAACATTCTTGCGTTATTGTCGCAGGATCGCCGTTCGGTGTTTCCCAATTTAAAGACTGGTCTAAGTTAGCGGACACGGGTAAAAGGTCGCAGCCGTTGTCTATGTCGAGTACGCGAATGAGTTTCACTTTGGTAAGGTCTTGTTCGCCTACGACGTAACCTTGAATTTCAAGAACGCGCCACCAAGAATCTATTATCCATATTTTATCTGAAAATTGAAACGTGAAAACGTCGTTGAGCGTAAGCGCAAACATACCTTCTAAGATGCGCGCTTGTCCGTCGAATAGTTCGCGGTAGTAGTTACGCCACCAACGGTTGTAAAGGTTCTCGTATGGGTTCGCAATGATTGTGTGAATAGGTACTTCGGGAGCGAAGTTTAAGTCCTTGTCGCTTACCGTTGCGTTCATTGTCGAGTAATTGTTCAAACACTTTACAGCCGTAACAATAACGCTATCTGAAACTTCATCGTACATATTCACGAAGAAGTCGGCGAAGTAATACAGGATGCGCGGTTTCGGTTGAACGAATTGACCTTCGCCGTTAAGAAAAACAGGAACAACGACGTTCGTATTTTCCACAGGTGCTGAAGGTGTGGACGCGAATGCTAACTCAACTTTTTCTTCGCCTGTTGCGAACTCGTTGATTACTTCGAAATCTGATTCCGTTACTTCATAACGTCCGTAGATGCGTCCGTTGTCTTTGTAGATTGAATTGAAATAGTCGCCGTCTTCTGTGTAGGTGAAAGAGAACTTAGACTTTTGAAGGTCGGTCGTTGGTGAATACATAATATCTTTCGACAAGTCTAATTTCTGCGACCAGTCTAACGTGTTACCGCTTGCGATGTACTCAACCATTGGTTCAATCCGAAGCGTGTTCGGAAGCGTCTTGTCGGCCACGAAAACGAGGTTAAACATTTTTTGAATCGACGTAATAAAATCTATTTGTTTCATGTCGGGAGCGTTGAATTGCATTACGCAAGTGTCGCCTGTCAACGCCGTTCCAACGCTTACTAACTCAACGCCCGTTCCTGTGTAATCATTCGCTCCGTTACCCACAAATGCAATGTCAAATGTTGAAGTGTTATAAACCCCACCAACACCTTCAATTTTTATTTTCAAAGTATCTCCTGCGTTTAACGAAAGAGTAACTGTATTATCTTTTAAGAAAGTGTGTGAATATAAATTTGAATTGTCTACAAAATTGCTAAACGTAGAATCTACAAATACATCGTTTACATAATAGAAATAACTTAAAATTAAATCGGTTACATAGTTGCTTCCTGAAGAAGTTGCCGTTCCGTTTGCCCAAATTCGAAAAGTAAATTGACCACTAAAAGGCGCGGTATAAATACCACCACTCCAGTCGTTGCCCGCGTCTTCGTATTCGGTTAATGGAGCATAAAGATTTTTAATGTTATTTGTTGGTGTAAATGTAAACGTTTGATTTGTTGCATACGCCAACGTACTTGCATTATCATTTAACCCCAACGAACTATTCAAATATTGTCCGTTGACGAATGGAACGTAGACGTTATCTAAACAGCCCGCAAGATTGTCGCTTGTGTATTGCAAGCCCGCGTCGTTCATTATCTGGTCGAACAAGTATTGCGCCTTTACCGCAGGCGTTAAGTGTCCAACGTAAAGTGGTTGCGAAGGTTCGTACCACGGTTGATCCTGCCAATAAATTGGCTGTCCTTCTGGATTGTTCGCTGTCAGATTCCACTTGTCGCAAAGCGTTAATATCGTGTGTTCGTTAGGTGGTGTTTCAACGTTTGCGTGAAGTAAGTCGTAGTCCAAGTCGCCTGCAACGATGCTCTCAATGTCCTTCAACTTTTTCTCGTTGAGTAGACGCGCTAAGTTTGGTACTTCACCAAAAAACACAACTTCGAATTCGAACAACTTGCCGCTCTGCCAATAAAGTTTTTTAACCTGAATGTGACCGCTTGCGATTGGTATTGTGTTAACAGTCAACACCGCTTCGACCTTCTTTCGAAAGTCAAACCAACCGTCGAAATTTACGTTGAAGATTGCACCGAAGAAGTCTACATTCGTCGCACTTGCAGGAACGCGAAATTCTTGTGAGTAATTGCCTACGGAAGCGAAGTCGGTAATGTCCGTGAACTTATAGTTCAAGTGCATCTTCTCGTTCTCGTAAAGGTCGAGAATCGCGCTGTTGCCGTTGCTATCCGTTAGCGTTAGAATTACTTGATTCATCATAAGCCAACAGGTTGAGAATATTTAAGATTCAAAGTAACGTTGTAAAGTTTCGAATATCTTTCGTCCTTGATAACGAAGTTCTGCGTGTCGACTAAAACAGGTGTCATCGTGCCGTCGTCGTTGATTATGTACACGTCGTTCGAACGACAAAGCGTTTGTAATAAGTTGAATTCACCAACGCTTACCCAGTCGCTGTTTATTTGCAGTCCTTTCGTTGTTGTGACGTACCGGTCGGTTGCGCCCCTGTCGTAGGTGTTGAAACTGAATGAAGCTGTGTTGTAAGAACCGACTACTTTTTGGTATTGTTTACGATCGTAGTTAAACGATAACTCCGACTTCTTTGTGAAGTTAAAGTAATCCACACCGCCAACAGTATTCGTCCAACCCAAACGAACGTTGTCAAAACGACAATCGTCAGGAACAATATAAAAACAATACACGCGTGAAGAAGGCGTGTAAACGGGGAACGCTGTTTCTTTTCCAAATTGTATTGTGTAGTATTTCGCACCTGTTAAATCAACAATAGCGTTCGCGTCGACGTTAGCATAAAAAGCACCCACGACATTAACGATTGAAGGGTCGCTGTCCAACGTCAAGAACTGCGTGTCAATCAAAACGTCGCTGTCGTCGTACGAAGAAAAAACCACTATGTCGAAATCGTTATCTTGTAGAATCATAGTTGCTGAAGGGGCGTACAAAAGACCATAGTCAGCCACGCGAGTAGGAATGTACACGTAGTCGCTTGACAAACCACGCGCTGCCGCTTCGCTCCATTTGTGCGTGTCTACATTTCTTTCACTCATTAAATATTTTGTAATGCCGTCGAGCGCGTAGCGTGTGTTCGGGTTTGGTCTGTAACCGTCGCTCACTTGATATTCAGCAAGGAAAGCGGACAGGTCTTGAATGTCAGCCATTCCGGTACCGCTTACCGTGAACACTCCGTCAACGAGCCAACCTTCTTTTATCGTGCAAGAAATGAACGCGACGCTTTTATCTTCAGCGTCTAAACTTGTTGTAATTAAAGAAGGTTCGTGAAATAACGATTCGCGGAAGATAGGCGCGAGGTCTAAGATTCCTACACTACTTGCGTTGGGTTGTACGTTGACCGTGAAACTTCCGAAGTCGAACACGAAACGAAAGCCTGCGTTCGCTACGTTGGTCGAAGATGCAACGAGCATCAATCGTTGCCCGATAGGTGTATACTGATACGGTTGGTCGTCTATTGTAATTGCCATATTTTTAAATGTCTTTTAGTTGATTCTCTATTGTTGCTCCAAAGTCTTTGCCGTATGCGTCAATAACTTTCGCCTCATATTCGTCCCAAATGTTTTCGTATGCGTAGTCGAACGCCTTCCAACCTTTGATACCGTCGCGTCCTATCTTGCGAGCAATCATAAAGGCAACTTGTTTCTTGAGTGTTTCCGTTGGCTTCTTAAATTTACCGCTTTCTTTGTCCCGTAACTTGATAGGTTTGATTCGCATCCAGTCAAGAATTGCGCTCACAGGTGGCGGTGTCGCGTTTGGTCTTCTTCCGTTCTCGCGAGCTAGGAAATACTGCGACGCCTTGCCCTTCGCAAAGACCGAAATGTTTATCGATTGTCCTTTGATTTGCAACCGGTAGGCAAGCGACTTTTCGAGCGTTCCACTTGCAACCGCATTCGTGTAGTTGCGCCCTACCTTTCGCTTCATGCGATAATCCGACTGCATCAACTCGACAAAGCGTTTAGCCATGTCGTTGACGACCGCGAAGAAGTTGGGTGCGCTCGATTCGTTAGCCATTGTCGTCGGGAACTTCTTCGGTTATCATTTCGTAGTTACCCCACTTCGCAGCTTCTTTTTTGTCGAGTGTTTCAATGTAACCGTTCTCGGTAAACATTCTATATTTAATTATTATCATCGTGCTGTTGTTAAGATATTTTCATAACCGATATAGTCGCAATAAAAACCTCTCGTTGTGATGCCTATTGTTTTGGCTAAACCTGTTTTCATCAAGACATATCTGCTATTTGATGCAAGCGGAATGTTTGTTTGATGCGTTGCTATTGATACGCCATTAACGTAAAATGTAACCGATGTTCCTGCTGCATTAATCTCTATTCTTAACTTATTCCAAGCCGATGCCGTTACTGCCGTCGTTGATGTCGTTAGCGTACGAACCGAGTTGTCTACCGTTACGCATTGCCAATTAGCGCTGGCTGTTGTTCCGTTTGCCGTGCCTCCTTCGTCGTATGTGATAAACACTCCGTTTGTTTCTGAGCTGTTTGAAATGACTGAACCAAAGCCAAAAATCATTCTGTACCTTTCAAGCGCAGTGCTTAAAGTGTTGATGTTAATTAACGCTTCGTAGTTCCACGCCCCACCACCAAACCAAAGTTGTGCCGCTCCCGAGCTGCTGCAATAATTGATGTAATTGGTTGCTACTGTATTCGTTTGAAAAAATGCAACCCCTTGTTGATTTGTTCTGTTAGGAATCTGCGCCCCAACAATTAAACCTAATGATCCACCTGAAGCGAATGATTGCGCACCGTCTAATGTTGCGTTAGTTAAAAAGTCGGTAAAGAAAGATACCATTCTTTTGCCCTTGTCAATAAATGACAAAGAATTGACAGCGTCAACGGTTGGAAATTTTACTCCTGTTCCATCTACTGCGAGCGAGTTCTGTTTGTTCGCTGTGTTCTCGGCTGTGAATCCTAACGCGTCTTGTTTTGAATTGAAGGTTGTCCAATCGGTAGCGGACAAATAGCCGTCAACGAGTGTAGTCGCTTGCGGAATGGATAGCGTTCTATTTGCTGACAAATCACCGCCACCGCTCAAAGGTGCTGTTGTGCTTATTGTTCGCGTTGTTGGAACTTTGCTGCTATCTAAATGTTCTAGCGCATCGTCTGCGTTCGTTCCTGTTACTGTTGAATCGTTTTGAACTTGCGAAGTTTTTAACTTACTATGTTGCCATTGAAAAGGCTGTGGTCCTAATGGAGTGCTAACGTATATCCAAGTATCGTCAACCGCAGGTGCGCCACTTTGGAAATCTACTCCGTGAACTCGGTGTACTGTTGGATTAGGATAAGTGCCTTGTAGGTCTCCACCTGCTGCTCCGTTTGGAGGTAGTGAAGTTGGTATCGTTGGCTTATTAAGAATCTCACTTACTCCACTAACGCTGTTCCAATCTGAATTGACTTGCGCTGCGGGTATTGTTGGCTTATTGTCGAGGTCGTCGTAGTCATTCGAGAAACCAACCGCGCTTATGCTTGTAATGTCAGCCTTCAAAAGAATTTCTTCTTCAAGAGCATCAATAGCCGCTTCAATGTCGATAATCGTTTGACAGTCGCCTATTGTTTCGCACGTCAACCCACCGCCTGCTTCGAGCAAGTACCAACCGCGCACCCCTTCGTCGTTCGTTCCGTAGTAGTAGTTTGGTTCTGGCGTTTCTTCGTCGTTGACAAGCGACACGTTGCCGTTCTCGTCGCGATTGATTGAATCAATGAACGTCAAGATTGAACCCGTGCCACCTGTCGAAGATTCAAAGAAGTCGTTCCATTCCGCAGGAATACTGCATGCGTCCCAATAATACGGAACGAGTAAATCTAAACTAATCGTCCAACCGGTCAACGTGTGTTGAAATTCTTCAAGGAATGGTTCTAACGAAACGTTTTGTACTGTGATTAAGTCACCAAACAAAACACGGTGGTTCGTAATTTCCGCAACCAAGTCTTCCGCGATCCGTTGAAGGTCGCTTAACACTTCTCTTTGATATTCGCTCTTATCTTCTTTGTCGCGTGGTAAGTCGGCAAGGACAATCTGAAAACTAAACGTCTTCGTTCCTTTTGCGTAGCTAACATTCGAAGGCACGACGTGCATGAATGGATATTCGCCAAACTTTTCAAGGTCGGAAACTTCGATTTGTCCGTGTGAGAATCTTTTGAGAATAAAGTGACCAGACGCAAAGGCGTGGAATCTATCTATTAAGGCGTTGTAGCTTTGAATGTTGGACATAATTGTAATCGATTAAGTAAGTCATAAATGTAAATATTTCCCACGCTGATTTTTCCGTAATTGCGTCCAATTTAGTTATGTCGCGTCCGCACGCTTCCATAAAAAGATGATACCAACCGTAGCGTCCTAAGACTTGGTTGAGTCCTTCTCGGTCTTCAATTGCTCCGTCAATTCCGTCGTCAACTTCTTCACTTCGTTCTCCAAAAAGTCTAGCGAAGTGTTGCTTAGTTCGTTGAGCAAAGTCGAAAAAAAAAGCATCGCGCCGTTGAATTGTTCAAGTGTCATTTGTTCAACGTAGCCCTCAACAAGTTCTCTGTTTTGTTTGTTGTGTGGTACTATCATGTACTTATTTCCGACGCGCTTTTCAATGGGGCGGTAAAGCGTTCCCATTATCTTGACCATGTTCGTTGACACGTCGGAAGCCCACGTTGAAATGTCCGCGTATTCACCCATTGAGATTGAGTAAAGGTCGGGAATGAAACCGAAGTCTTTGTCCTTGATTGTTATCGTTTCGAAGAACTTCGCGCTTTCGTTCTTCAATGTTTCTTCGAACGCTGCGATTAAAGTCGGTAGGTGTTGGAAAGGAATTTGTTCCGCTTGTTCTTTCAGTAGGTTACTGATGCTAACCAACTTGTCGATGTCGTTCTTCGCTGCGTGGTAGTCAACGTATTGCTTGACGCTGATCGAAGAATAGTCAGCAGGTATGCTTACTTTGATGCTCATTTGTTTGTTGTTTAATATCTACAATATCAATTGTTTTGTTGACTACGAACCACAATAAAGACAACCTTCTTCGTCGTCGTCGATTGTGTTCGCTTCGTTGTATATTCGTATTGCTTCCATTTCTATTTGTTCCTTAGTCCATTCTGGATGAAACATTGCAATCTGCGACCGCAAGAAGTTTAATTTGTTTTCACTCATTCCTTATTGTATTGTTATTTCGTTGTTCTTTGTCGCAAAAATCTACTATACTTGCGACGAAATCACATTATAAAGTGTACCCCCTCGGTTACGATTATGTTCATTCTGCATATTGCTTTACCCGTTCGGGTGCGCTTTTATTCTTCTGTTATTTGCCCGTTCCATTCCATTGCGCCTAATAAACGAACGTATTCGTTACACTTGCCGTCCTTCGATACAGGTGTTTTTTCAAAGTAGCTTTGTCGGTATGGGTTCGCCTTCGCAAGATACCGGTAGCAGCTGTTTGTTTGGTTGCAGTTAATGCCTTCGCATTTTGTTATGTCCGCCATTACTTGTTTTTTTTGCGCGTTTTGGCGCGTTATACAATTAGTTGTTCAACGTAGATTTCGTGGTGACTGAGTAAAGCTCGAAAGTATTCGAATACTTCTTCGATGCCTTCTTGATATGCGCCCTCTTGCCTGTCGTTGTACTTGGTAAACTTGCGGTATCCGTTCATGTCGATTTCCCATAACAACATTGCCATATCGCGCGCCTTCATCATGCGCTCGAACTCCATACGATCGTCGCTGTCGTTAAGGTCGAAGGTTAGTGTTGCTTTACTCATTCTTGGTTAGATAGAATTAAAGCTAAGCCTAAAATTACAGAATGCTCAAAACTAATTGCTAAGTAAAAAGAATACAATAAACCAAAAGAAAAAATTGTAACACTAACTTTTTTTATTAAACTCATAACTTATCATTTATTATTATTTGCACTGGCGCTTCGCTGTCGCCTGCGTGAACTGTTCTCGCCTGTTTAGGTTTGAAGTATTCGAGCATTGCAAGGTAGTGGTGAAGATAGTCTTCGTCGTCCATTGAGTGAAGAACCGACATGGCTCTTTCCGCTCCTTGCGTCACGACGTAGTCGCCTAACTGATTCCACATTTCGACCTTGTGTGAAACAGCTCCTTTTGGTTTTCCTTTCGGGTTTCCCGATTGTCCTTTTTCGAATGGCATTTGTTGAAAGTAATTGTATCTT